TGATTATCAGTATTTTTTAATATTTGTTTATTTTTATTAATATTTATATTATTTTTATAACTATTTAATTGTTTTATAGCATCATCTAATAATAAATATCTTCCTATATATTTAGTTGCATATTTTGCTATATATTTTTTACCAACCATTGAAATTCCTTTTGGTAATAATTTATTATTATGTATAGAAGTCCATTTAATAAAATTATTAGGTTCTGTAACATTATTTAATTTACAACCAATTAAATTTCTCTCTTTTACTATTAAATTATAATGCCAGGCAGCATGTTCTTTAATTTTGTATGTTGCATTATCAATATTTACTTGCCATATATCTTTATTTTTACTTACTCCAAAAAATGTGCTTGAAGAGTTTAAATTTTTTTTCCTATTCCTATTATTTTCACTATATGATATTATACGTAAATTTTCAATTCTATTATCTAATCTGTTATTATTTATATGATCTATAACATGACCAATTGGTATTTCTAATTTTAATAATTTAGTTATAATATATTTATGAAGTGATAGTTTATTAACTAATTTAGACCCTCGTGCATAATTATTATCTAAATGCCATAAAAATTTATTTACATTGTCAAAATATTCATTAGATACAATAGTATAACATATTATTTCTTTTTTTCTATTTTTTAATGGAATTTTATAATTATTTATCTCAATCTCCATTTATATTAAAAAAAAATAAATTATTTTTCAATTTTAATATACCTATACTTATGAATTATATTAAAAAAACTATATTTATTCCAGAAAATAATAAAGAATATACTATTTTAATAGGAAGAAATGCAAAAGGTAATGATACTATTATTAAAATGTCACATCAGAAAAGTTTATGGATGCATTTAAATAATGTATCTAGTGCACATATAATATTACAAAATGAAGGTGATTTAATTCCAAAAAGATATATAAATCAAGTTGCTGGAATGTTATTTGAATATAAAAATAATGTGCAAACAAATTTAAATGTAATTTATACTACAGTTAAAAATGTAAAATGTACAAAAACTCCAGGAAGTGTTATTACAAGTAATACTAAAATTATAAAATTTTAAAAAGAATTAAATAATATATACTTTTTCATTATTCTTTTTGTATATGCAAAAGTATCTTCTACGTCTTCAACATTTTCAAGTGTGTCTTTAACAGATTGAATGTCGTAGGGCGTGACCCCCTTAGCTGGATATTTTTGTAGCTAATTTAAGAGAATTAATTGTTTGTTTACAGTATCCAATTTCTTGTCTTATACATACCATTGTGATAAATTTTGTAGGCTTCCAATCTAATTCTTTCACTTTTACTAAAGAGTCGAGGTATTTTAAAATTGGTATAGTAAGAACGTTATTATTTGGATCAATTGAGTCAGTTTCTTTTTGAGGATTAATATAAAATCGTGATGGATCATAATTATCTAAATTACTTTGTGATACAACTTTTTTATTAATTCCACTTTTTGAATTAAAGAAATATGCTGTATGATTAATCATTTCATTTATATAAAATCCTTCTCGTAATATTTTTATAATATCTGATGAAACGTAATTTTTACATTCACTTTTAATACGAGATCCAAGGTTGCTTCCAGTTGGTCCTAAAATATTAGTTAAATTAGTTCCTATAGTTAATTTATTAGGTGTAATAAAAGTATTATAAATATCTATAGGATTTTCAGTTCCTGCAGTATCAACAATTGTAATATAACCAGTTTTACCAGTATCAAATTTAATTTCAAATATAATATATAAATTTGATCTACTAGATACTGGATTATTGGGTGTTTTTTTAATTCTTTTTTTAGATATACGATATTTTTCTATTTTATCTAATAAATTTGGAAGGTCGTTTATATTAAAATTACTCATGCCTTCGTGATTGAATTCTTTAGTTTCATCTATACTAAAATTTCTAAGTTTAGGAATATCATTATATAAATTATGAATACGCCCTTTAATTTTATTTAATGTAGGAACAAAGTCTTTAATGTATTGTTCAAATACATTTTTTACTTTAATATTAGTAACACCCTTTAAATTATTCAATCCATAATAAATTAAACCAGGAGAGTCAAGTGTACCTATTAAAGTTTGAGTTTTTCCTGATCCGCTTGCGCCATATCCCAAAATTACAATTGAATACCCTTCTTCAACTTGTTTAAATGAATGATGTACTCCTGGTAATATATCATCCCATTGTTTATCAAATTTAAAATTTTTATTAGCAATAACTGTCTTATTACCAGTATAAACGTCACTGTTTGTATAACTGGAATCAAATATTCCAAAGAAATTAGAGAATGTATTTACATTACTTTGTTCGTCACCTTTTACAGAAATAGAATTTTCAGTTACAGTTATACAACTAGCAAGTTCTTTTGAAAGAGGTTTTATCTTTATATATACTCTAACGGCTCCTAATAAATCTTCTGCAAGATTACTGAGTAATTGGGTTTGGATAAGATATTCTTTATTATTTTCAAGCCAAAATTCTGATATATTATTAAGTTCATTACAAAATTCAGCGGGTATTTTATCAAAATCTGATTTATTTTTAAAAAAAGAGGTAACAGGATCATTAGCATATTTATCCAAATCTAAAAATAATATAATTTTGTTTATGTAATCTCTAATATTTGTGTATCTTGAAATTATAGATTCTTTTAAAGACTCTGGTACATTTATTTTATCATTAGCTATTAATTCATCAATTTTCTTTATAATTTCTTTTTTTCTATAAAACGAGTTATTAATAACTATAAAATTTTGAAAAATGGATACACAGTTATTATTGTTAGGAATTTTTATTGTAGTTATTTTTATAGATTGTTCTTCTAGTAAAAGTTCTTTTAAATTTTTAATAGTTTCTTTTAAATCTTTAATTTCAACTAATTGTTCAGATTCTTTTTGAGATAGCATTTGATTTTTATTTTGTAATGTAAGTAATTGAGTATCAACTGATTGTTTTATGTCTAATTTTATTTTAGATATACTAGAATTTAATTCGTTAATCATAAATTGTTTAGTTTTTAAATCTATTGTTAAATTATTTATATAAGAATTTTTATATTCTAAAATTTTTTTTAAATTATTAAATATTACAACTAAATCATTCCTTAATTTATCTTTATAATTATCTATATCATCTTTATTTTTTATTGCTATATTTGCCCATTCTTCCCATTTAGATGTATAATTTTTAATACTATTACTAATAAGATCCTTTTCTTTTAAAATTCTATCAAGACAATCTTTTTTAAATTCTTCTAATATTTTATTTTTTAATTTTTCATCTGAATAATCTTCTTTGATTTTAGATAATTCTTGTTGAATTTCTTTAATATTATTATTTAATTTAGAAATAGTTTCATTAGAATTTTGCAATTGATAAGAGTAATCTGAAAGAATGTCTTCATCTTCTTGAATTTTTTTAATTGTATTTCTTTCACGTTTATATAGTACATCCAATGTCTTTTCAATTTCTTGTTTATCTTTTAAAAGTACATTATACATTTCTGATAATTTTTTAAAAGCTGATCCCATCTGTAAATTAGTATATTTTTGTGTTTTTGCATTTTTTAGCATAATATTAAATTGTTCTTCAATTTTACTACGATAATCATTAATTGCCTTTAAAATTACGTCTTTTTCATAAAGTAAACGATCTTTGCATTCTGCTTGTTGATTTTCAAATTCTTTTATTTTTTTAGTATACAAATTATTAATTTCTTCTATACGTTTTGTGTGTTCTAATTTAATAAATAGAATATTATTATTATTTTCTGTATTAATTTTTTCTAAATAAATTTTGTATTCTTGGTCTTTTGAATTTACAAGATCTCTTAATTCCTTAATTACATTTTGTGATTCTACTTGTTTAACATTTGGTTCTTCTAATATATCTAGTAATTTAAATTTATTTTCAAATGTATTAATTGTCGGTATTTTTTTAATAATATCTACTAATTTATCACGAGTAAGATCATTTGGATTTATAGGATCTACTAATTTTAATAATTCACCAGTGTGATCTATGTAACCTATTATTAATTGATCTTTTGATAGAATAAATCCAATGGCATTTGTTTGACCCATTTTTACATTATTAAATGTTAAACCTGGATAATTAGTTTTTATAAAAGATATAATATTATCTTCAATCATAATTCTCTAGTATATGTAAATAAAAAAAAAATAGAAATTAATAAAAAATAATTATTTTATTAGTATTGATTAATTTTAAATTATCTAATTTAAAAATATAAAAAAAAACAGTTGTTACTGATCTTGACTTTGTGAAAACGGCGGTGTACCACCATTAGGATTTAATAAATTTTTCATAATATCAGCGAGATCTCCTTCATTTTCTGGTACTTTACCACCATTAACATTACCAAGCATGCTCATAGCACTTGACTTAAAAGCTTCTTCATCAATTTCACCGGAAGCAATTTTACCTTCAACTTTTTCTTGAATATTACTTACTAATTTAGACATTTGATCATTTTGTTGACCTGACATTAAACTAGTTATCATATCCATTGGGTTTACATTATCATTTTTCATCTGATCAGCTATATCTTTAGCAATTCCGAGAATATCAGAATTTCCTAAAAGTGATCCCATCAAGTTTTCTACTCCGCCAAATTGACCACTAGGTCCAGATGAACCTCCTAGTCCGGCTCCTAATCCGGACATTAATGACATCATATCTTCCATATTAGGCATACCTATAGGTGTAGCCGGACCTGTTGTAAGCATACGTGTTGGTGTTAAAAGTGTTGGAATTTCTTCAAAGTCTTCAATGTCTTCAATTGTAGGAACATCGTATTGATCCACTTCTGCTTGGATTTTATCTACAAAACTTGATAACTGTTCATTAAAAAACTCTCCCTCACCGACACCTTGGTCTAAAAATAGACATGTCATGTAAATATTATATACATATTTTAATAAATTTTTTTTAGTATTTTTATTTTCAGAATTAAATAATGATAAATCTATTTTTCCAGTTCCAAATTTAAGTTTAATATCATTCATAAAATTTAATCTTGGAGTTTTGTATTTTTGTTTTGTAAATAATACAAATGACAAATCAGATTCATAGTTTTGTAAAGTTTCTTTAATTCCTTTTATAAAGTTTGAAGTATATTTAACAGTTTTCATTTTAGATATTATATTTTTAGGAATGTATTCAAATAATAAATCAATCTCACTTGTAAATCCTATTACATTTTTTTCTAGTTCGGCTTTAATTAGTTCAGTTGTTGTTGTCATTATTAATCAAAACTTGGAAAATTTGTTTATATATCAAACGCGGTCTGAGTTTTTTCAATTTCAAGTATCAATGAAAATAATTTACACATACTCTGTGGATTATATTTACCTTGAGAATTGTATATATTCATAAATTGTGAAATTAAATGCATTTCACTAATGTATGTATTATATACTTTTTCTAAAAAAACTTTAGACCCCATATCAGAATATATAATTTCAGACCAATATTTACGAGGAAATTCACAAATAATGACATTATGTTCTACTCTTAATTTTTTAGAAAAAGTCTCTTCAGCAATTTCGTATTTCCTTTTCATGTTAATGCAAGTAAGATAAATTTAGTTTAAATTCAATTTGTTTTAACCCAGATATTTAAACTTGTTACATATATAAATCCTAACCCTTGAGCTGATACTAAACTTAATGAATTAATATTTGTATTTCCTAATGTTACATTTGTTATTGGAAACATTGTAGATAAAAATAATATCTGTCCATTAATGGCTTCTATAGGTAATTGTATTGAATAATTAGTTACAGAAGCGTTTAATATTAATCCAGAACTAGAATTACCTACTGTTGTGTAACCTCCTTCTATAGGTGTAATTAATTCGTAATTTGGAGTGCATACTACACCGCCTAAAATTATATTACCACCAAGACCTAATCCTCCTGAGATTACAACAGCACCTGTAGTAATAGAATTACTTTTATTTGTTGATAAAAATGAACTTGTAGTTTTTGACAATGATATATAATTTGTTTGAATAGTATTTACTGAACTAACTATATTAGCAAAATTAATAGTACTTAATGGCGTTGTACATAATGTAATACCAGATCCAATACCACTTGCATTTGCTATAATTAATTTATTACTTATATTTTCTGTATAAATACTTGAAAAGGGAGATCCATCAACCCTTTCAAATGTTATTTGACCATGTAAGTTATTGCCAGTACTATTTGATACATAACCTAATGTTAATCCAGAATTATATAATATTGTTTGATTTGCAGACTCATTTATATTACTTTGAATATACATTGTAGATGCTTTTTGAGTTGTAATAGTATTTGTAGAAGCTAATATTGGAGAAGCTATATAAGCTGAATACCAATTACTAATTGCCCCTGAATTTACATTATCATTAAATGTATTTGTATTTAAATTTAAAAATGAACCATAATCAGATACAGTCGGTCCATTTATATTATTTGTTCCAAATGTTAATGTATTTAAATATAAACTCCCAATTGTAGAATTAACTATTAAAGAATTATTTACATTTAAATACCCCGTTGAAATATTTATACTAGAAACAGTACCCATTATAGATATACCAGACACGTTTATACTACCAGATGACATAGAATTTGTAATTATTCTAGACGTATTTAGACTAGCACTTGTAATATTAATTGTAGTTAAATTAGCTGTAGTCAAATTAGCTGTAACCAAATTACTTGTAGTCAAATTAACTGTAATTAAATTACTTGTTGTCAAATTAACTGTAGTTAATCCAGTTGTAACTAAATTACTAGTAGTCAAATTAACTGTATTTAAATTACTTGTAGCCAAATTAACTGTAATTAAATTTGATGTAGTTAACCCAGTTGTAACTAAATTACTAGTAGTAAAATTTACTGTATTTAAATTATTTGCTGTTAATGCATTTGTATTTAAATTACTTGTTGTTAATGCACTTGTAGTTAAATTAATTGTAGTTAAATTACTCGTAGTCAAATTTACAGTATTTAAATTACTTGCAATTAATGAACTTGAACTAATATTTGTAACTATTAAATTATTTATTGTACCAACCGTACTAAAAATATTGTTTACATTTATATTTGATACAGTTACATTAGTAGTAAATAGATTAGTGGTTGTTAAATTATTATTGACATTCAGATTACTTGAACTTATATTTGTAGACATCAAATTTGTAATTAACCCCGAACTAATTGTACTATTAGTATTAATCAAATTTGTTATTGTACTATTTGTAAAACGAGCTCCTGTAATTGTAATACTGGTAGCTGTAATGTTTGTTATATTACAATTTGTTATACTCGAATTAGTTACATTTGAATTTATTATGTTTGAATTCACTGTATTAATACTACCAGAAGTAATACTACCAGATGTAATAAATGACACATTTAAATTTGATACACTTGAATTAGTTACACGTGAATTAGATACACTTGAATTACTTGTAATTAAATTCGTACTTGTTAAATTTATCGTATTTAAATTACTTGTTGTTAAATTTACTGTGTTTAAATTACTTGTGTTTAAATTACTTGTGTTTAAATTACTTGTGTTTAAATTACTTGTTGTTAAATTTACTGTGTTTAAATTTACTGTGTTTAAATTACCGGTTGTTAAGTATGATGCAAATAAATTTACTGTATTTAAATTGCTTGTTGTTAAACCAGTTGTGTTTAAATTACTTGTTGTTAAGCTATTAGTTAGTAAATTACTAAAGGTTGAATTAGTAACAACTAAATTATTTAATAATAATTCATTATTTACACTTAGATTACTTATTGTTGTATTTGATAGTACTGAATTATTTTGTACAATTAAATTACCTCTAATATTTACCCCTCCTGCTACAGATAAACTGCCAATAGTATTACCTGATGCATTAGAAGTATCGGATATAACAAATGGTATTTGACTACTAAAAAAAGAAGATGTGTAATTTAAGTTATCAGCGGTTAGTAAATTATTACTTGCATTTCCTATTAGCATTTTATTAGAATTAAAAGAGCTTCTTCCAGTACCACCATATGGTACTAATATAGTATCAGCTTGCCAATTACCTGTATTTAAAGTTCCTAGTTGATTAATATGAGTTTGGGTAGAATTTACACTAAATATATTACCTAATGTATTTAAAATTAACCCTATACCAGCATCGTAATTAACTATATTAACTGCATTAATTATAGAATTATCAACATATGCTTTTGTTGATGCATCTTGAGGATTAGTAGGATCTGCTAACTCTATTATTTTTGCTCCATTAGTATTTAAAAATTCTACTACAGTTATTGAACCAAATTTTTCAGAAATAAATCTAGATTGAGAATTCATTATTATATAAACTAAATATTTAAATTTTTTTTTTAAAAGTAATAAATTAAGATTCATAATCATCATCATCCCATATTAATTCTTTGTATTTATTCTCATAATTATAAATCCAATGACCAGTGTTGGAATTGTAATCTGACATAGCAATTATAGGTGGATACATTTCCGTTGGTCTCTTAAATAATTTATTTGAAGCATTGTAAATTAAAACCGGTCCTGTTATAACTATGAATGTAAAAAAAGCTATTGGAATGTTTGACATACTACTACTATTACAAAATAAATTAAAAATAAAATTTTAACAAATGATTAGAAGTATAATAACTGATCTTGAGTTCTGCAATATAAAAATTATATATTTTTTAAAATTCAATTTCAATTTTCAATGTCAGTATCAATTTCGATGTTAAATTCAAATTCGTCATAATATATTTCAAAATCATCTTCATATTCATCTTCAACATCATATTCAACATCAACATCAACCTCTTCATCTTCAATTGGAACATCTACATATTCTAATAACATTTCATTTAAATAAAGTTCTTGCTGTATCTCTTGAAAATGTTGATCATATAAATCAAAATAATTAGTATCTGATAAAATATCTAAAAATAAACTATTATACGTGTTTTGTTCTATTATATCAATAATATTAGATCTACAATAAGGGCATGTTGGTAATCTATTAAATTTATATAAATCTGTTATACAATGTTTATGAAATATATGATTACATGGTTCTAATTTAACATTTGTATTTTTCGAGTCTTCGTCTAAACAAATACCACACACATCAATCATTACTGTAAAATAATAATTCTATTATTTTTCAATTTAATTACAATTAAAAACCTGATTTAAAATTACAATTAAAAACCTGATTTAAAATATACTGCTTTAGATTCTTCAAAATCATCTGGTTTTACAGTAAGAGATTCAAAAAATGTATCATTTAGTATATTCAATGGAGTTGGTAAATCATCAAATAACTTTTCTACACCATTTATCATGCGACCATCGCTTAAGTAAATAATACCAGAACTATTATCACTAATACTGTTACTGTCGCTGTTATTTTCGCTATCAACGTCTATATTTGAATTAATATTTAAATTTTCTAAATCCAATACTCCCGAATTTGAATTTGAATCTGAATTTGAATTTGAACTTGAATCTGAATTTGAATCTGAATCTGAATCTGAATCTGAATCTGAATCTGAATCTGAATCTGTTGTATTTTCTGATAAATCTTCAGGAATTAATTCTCTAGGATATAAATTTACAATCCAATCAAATAGTTCTTGTGATATATATAAATCAAGTAAACTAGTTAAGAAATAATGTAAATCATAAGTTTCATTATAATTATAAGGTACATTCATTTCTGAATCTGTGTCTATTTCACTTGGATCTTTTGTAATAAAAGTCTTACGATTGTAATTATATCTTCCTACAATAAATTTATTTGGGAAAAACTCTTCTATGTTATCTGAATATACCATTGAAAATTCATAATCCCATCCCATTGGAATGCAACCTTTATTTGGTATATAATATGTTTTATTATTTATGGTATAAACAAAATATCCTCCAGATTTTACAGATGTATCTATTAAAATATTACCATAATGGAAATCATTATGCATAAGGCGGTATTTTTTTTGTAAAACTGCTATCGTATAAATTAATTGAAATACAATTCCTTTCCATATAGTGTCAGTAATAGGTATATCATTTTCAGAACAATTATAAACCCAATTATCAAGAGAACCACCTTCGACAAATTGTGAAATTAACATATTACTAGTTGGTCTAATTAATTCTTCTACTTCAAGACGTTTTAGATTTAAAAATTTAACTGCTCTAGATTTATTTGTTACTTTTTGACTACCAATATAAAAAGCTATATGAGGAGATACTCCTTTAAGAATAATATTATCAGTTAGTTCTTTTAATATAATACATTCAACATTTGCAGGGTGTTCAGTTTTTTCATATTTTAATTCACTTGGCAAGAGTTTTAATGCTAATTTTTGGCCTTTTAATATTTTACTAACATTTTTATTTACAACAAATGGATATCCCTTAACTTCACTTGTATTTTTTACTTTTGCTAATTGTGACATATTATCAAACCCAAATTTTTCAGTATTTTCATCTAATATAAATCTTTTTTTTTTAATTTCATGTCGAATAGATTTTAATATATCTAATTTATCTTTATATTCTGGATAATTAAGTTCCATTTATTAATAATTATGTTTAATATAAAACTATATAATTTTGAACGAATTAGCCTTAAAAAAAAAAAAAGGATTACCCAAAAATAAGTTACCACAGCCTTTTTGATAACACTTTAAGATTGTTTAAAAATAATGTAAAAAATTAAAATAAAAAATAAAATTTATTTAAAACTAAAAGATTTTAATTATTAGAAAAATGAATGCATTAGTTCATATAAAAATATTTAATGATCTTCTTGACAAATTTTTTAATTATCTTGAAGACACGTACCCAAATCACATTAGTGATCTTATTTTAGCTAAAAGTACTATTGATATGATTAGAATGAATAACCCCAGATTAGTAGTCGAACAATTTATAAATACGTTTGGACCCTATTCTAAAGAAATTTTTGCATGCAATGATAATTATTTTATTAGATTTATACCTCCGGGGATTGATGAATCAAATTTTACTACTGCTATAAAATTAAAAGATATTTGGCAAGAATCAGATGACTCAAAAAAAGCTATGATCTTTTATTATTGTCAAAAATTATTAAAATCATCTGATAAATGTAAAATGTAGGGTCATACCCCCTTACGACGAGGCTCCGCCTCAAATTAGTTGATTAATTCATTTATATCAATAGGTTTTAATAAAAAGTCATTTATTCCAATTAACTTACATTTATCTCTTTCACCACTCATTGCATTAGCGCTTGCTTTCTACATAATTTTTTATAAATCTTTCTACAAAAAATTTTTAAATCATACAATTATTATACTATAATTGTAAAATAAATAAGTTTTTTCCGAAGTAAATTAGATTTCTAATATTTCTTCTTTTAATTCTACTAACTCTAACTCATTTTCAATTGTTTCCTCAATTGTATTTTTTATAATAAATTTAATGATTTCGACTGGACGTTTTTGTCCTAGCCTTATAATTCTCCCTATGCTTTGTGCATAGATAGATTCTTTATATTCAAGTGCGCCATGTATTGGTTCTACAAATAGAACTTTATTAGCAGCAACTAAATTTAATCCAGATGCTGTATTTTTAGTTGACAAAAATAATATATTAGTATCTGTTGATTCGCAAAATTGTTTAATAGACTGTTTTCTTTTATATACAGATCCCTTGCAATCTACAAATTTAATTCCGGTTAACTCTTTTCCAATTGTATCTAAGATTGTATCCCATTGAGAAAATACTATAATTTTATCTTTAGGATCAAGTTTGTATCGTAAATAATATACTATATTTCCTAATTTTGTAGATTTTAACTTGTTTACTAAATTACTAACAATGTCACCTGTATTAATTAAAAGATTCTCTTTTTTTTCTTTGTAAAAATATACTTCGTCTTTATTAATTCCAATATTACACTTTGGGCATTTCGTTAATCCACATTCATTAATGTATTCATTTATACAATTCCAACAAAATAAATGACCGCATTTTGTTATAGCTAAATCTTCATTTGTTATGTCATCTAAACAAATAGGGCAAGTTTCAGTTACAAAATTTATATTATCAATAGTGTTTTTTAAATAATCATATATTTTTTTAATACTGTAGTAATTATTACATTCTATGGTAAGTAATCTACGATTATTTTTTAATTCCGCTTTAATATGTGATAACCAATCAATTTGACTGTCATCAACACCTTTTAATTCAATTTCTTCAAGTTCTATATTATTTTTTAATTCTTCTTGGATTTTTAAACTTTTATTCATATTGTCGTAATTAGTTTCAAGTATTACTTTTTGTATTTCATCAAAGGTTTTACAATTTTTAATTGTATCTGTAGCAATATTTAAATCACAGCACATTTTTATTAAAAAATTTATATTTTTACCAGACATATAACTATTATAAATATTTCTTTCTTGTTCTGTAAAATCTAATTTTATTTCGGTTGTCTTTATTGATACATTATATTTTTCACTACCCACATTATCTCTTGTATTACGTTTATATAATATTTGAGATGCATCTATCATAGACAATACTTTAGTATCACTGATTTCTCTATTAATTTCTACATTAGAAATATAAGATGAATTGTGCAAAAATGATTTAATACCATGTGGGAATGGAGTACCAGATATATTCCATCTATAATTACTTTTTATAGATTTTATAATAGTTTCTATTATTTTATATCGAGGATATCCAATAATTTCAGATGATTCATCTAATACGACTCTATTAAATTTATAATTACTAAAATTTGTTAATTTACCGTCATTGCTTTTTAAAAATGGTTCAATTAAATGTAATGGTAAATTAATATCTGGTATTAAAATTTCTAAATCTTGGCAATCAGTTTCAAGCTTTGTTAAAAATGAATAACTTGTAATAATAATATCAGAAAATAATATATCTCCGACTGTTAAATTTGTAAATTGATCATTAGTTACAACTAATAATACTCTTTTTCCTGTACCCTTGAATGATTCCGTAAATTTATTATAATATTCCGTAGCCCATTGATCACATAAATGCGTTGGACATATAATTAATGAAGAATTCGTTTTAAAATACATACGGGGGTTTCGACCCCCTACGAGGGTCTCCGATGAAGTTCTCGAGATTTGTACATCAATGTATTCATATAAATAAAATTTATCTAAATTTTTATATTGTGTTATACGTTTATCTAAAAATAAAGTTTTAGAATGTTCTGTACAATACTGGGGGTTATCCGATGAATCAGTCCCCTTACTTTTCTTTTTTTTGCATGTATTACCCTTTTGAATACCTCTTTTATAAAAATATTTACAAAAGTCATTATCTACAAATTCTACAAAATTATTAAATGTATTTTTATCTTGTAATATATAACATAATATTATTAGTGTTTTTCCAAAACCTACGTTTGATATTATATTTCCTCCATAGTAGTTGAAATTTTCAGTTAATATATTCAATTCAGGTTGATTAATCTTTTGAATTAATTCGGGTCCGTATAGTCCGTCAGAATAAATGTAGTTATAATCTTTATTGTCGTCAATTAATAATTCTCCGTTTACCAAATTAATTAATACTTTAAAGTATGTTTTAAAAGTATAATCTATTTTATTACTTTTTTTATTTTTTACATTATTCTCTATACTAGCCATCCATTTAATATCATCAATTTGGTAATTAAACAATGTTATATTTAAATTAGGTACACTTAATACTGACGCCTTGGGTTCCTGGTTCGTTTGTGTAAGAATGTTATTAAATATTTTAGATGCTTTTATATCATTTGAATCTTTAATAATTTGATTAATAAAAATTTTTAATAGATGTTCTCTACTATGACTTGAAAAATTTCTATTACGATGATTTTTATTTAAATAATATTCTAAACTAAAAACACCATTGTTTTCACATATTTTACATATTAAAAATGACCCTACAACAGTTTCCAATAAATCATCATCATTATCATTCCAATTAAGAAAAGGATATAATAATATACCGCGAAATCTATTAAATGTTAAATAAAAAATATCTAAAATATCAGCTATTAATTTGCGAGACTCTTTTTCGTATACTTTAATATTACATGTTTTTCTATTTCTCCAATGTACATTACTATCAAAATATATATCAGTAGTATCTATTTTTATATCTAAATTATATTGATATACTTTGAAGAAATTATTTTTAATATTATCTTCCATTATTCTTAATAATTTATTACTTTTAAATTAAAATACACTTTTTCAAAAGTGTGTAAACTCAGTAAAAATTTAAATAATTAAAAATTTAAATTAACAAATTATGTTGGTGGTAACCCGTTTTGATAACACCTTGCCAAGCCGAAGCTTGTCTTATGCGAAGGACTTTTTCAAAAGTGTGTTATAATATAAGGCATTAGATAAGTTACAATAATTTTATAAAGAACTACTAATAATATACATTTAATTATAGTAACAGATATATGAGAATATCCTCTATTTCGAGTAATCATTTCTAGAATTTTACGAGTATAATCATTTGAATTTTGCATAGTTGCGAAATATACAACTGCTAATAACAATAGATCTGATATATTTACTGGACTATCAATTGAATTGAGTGATTTTATAATTGCACCATCCATATATGGTTTTTTCTTAATATCAATAGTTACATTTGATTCAGGAGATTCAAACTCTTCTTTCATTTGGCGGAGTTGATGATGCATAGGTTCACGCATAGGTATGTGATTCATAGGTTCACGCATAGATTCACGCATAGGTTCAATTTCTTCAATTTCTTCGGGCCCAGGTAAATCTGATATATCAGTAGACATGGGTGCTTGATCTTGTGCCATTATATTATAAAGTAAGTAAATAAAAAAAAAATAAACTTGAAACAAAAAGTTATTTAAAAATAAAATAATATTAGTTGTAATGGATATTTGGAATAAATTTGTAAACAATTACTGGGATTTTGCCACCCTACAACAACCTTTATACACGAGCTTAAATACAGATGACGTTGACAAAAAAATTATAGATATATGGGCTGACGATGAGGGGGTCATGAATCAATCGCCGTTGCCTAAAATGATTAGTATATCTGGACAAACATATATTAGTTTAGAGGGGGTTTCGCCCCCCTACGACGGTAGCCATCAGGGACTAGTTACCCAAAAAATATTAACGAGTAAAGGATATCTAAATTCAACCGAATTACGAAAAACAACTGAACAAACTCATTTAGAATTTACCTATAGAACATACTATCAACATGTTAATGAATCTATGAAATTTTGTGTAAAGAGTGTATCTTCTGGGTGTTTCTTTTTTATAAATGGATTATTTCCAGACTGTTTTCCCTATGCAGCAACAGATAAAATAATATTACTAAGTGAAAATATATTAGAAAAATATTCTGATATACTAGATAATCAAGCACTTTTAGCTACTGGAGTTAGCATTTCTAGTGAACAAATTCAACCTAAGGCTCAGCCTAAGCCTAAGTCAATACCTATACAAATACCAGGGAACAAGACTAGAATACAACATCTGTTTCAATAATTCAAATTATTATTTTATTTTTTTTATAATCATAAATCCACATTTCAAAATTATATCCTGATTTTTTAACTGCTAATGATTTTAAAATATTTTTAATTAAGTTTTTTTTATATGTCCATGTACTTTTAACTTCAATTATTATATTTTGCGATTGTATATAAATATCAGGATAATATCTTAATATTTGACCTTTTAATATATAGTTAAATATTGGTATTTTACTTCTTTCTGTTATCATTTCTTCTTCTTTATAAATTTTAACTAATTCATCAAGAGCTATATATTCATATCCTTGAATTCTAATTATTTTACCAGATGGCATTATATAATTTTTAAAAGAATATGATAATTTAGATTTTGCATGAGCACAATTGATACAGCGAGAATGTTGATCTTTAAACGAATTAAAATGTATAGATGATTCATTACCACATTTACATATATATTTCATTTTAGTTTGAGAATTAATATATTCAGTTTCAAGTAATTTACAATTTTGTTCTTTAAAATAATTATAAACATATTCAAAAGTGTACACTTCATGTCCAGAGCATTTTTTACATCTACTTCCACGATTTTTAAAATCATCAAATCTGATAGATGATTCATTACCACATTTACATATATATCTCATTTTAGTTTGAGAATTAATATATTCAGTTTCAAGTAATTTACAAATTTGTTCTTTAAAATAATTATAAACATATTCAAAAGTGTACACTTCATGCCCAGAGCATTTTTTACATCTACTATTCATATTTTTAAAATCATCAAATCTGATAGATGATTCATTACCACATTTACATATATATCTCATTTTAGTTTGAGAATTAATATATTCAGTTTCAAGTAATTTACAAATTTGTTCTTTAAAATAATTATAAACATATTCAAAAGTGTACACTTCATGCCCAGAGCATTTTTTACATCTACTATTCATATTTTTAAAATCATCAAATCTGATAGATGATTCATTACCACATTTACATATATATTTCATTGTAGTTCGATTATTAATATATACTGTTTCAAGTAATTCACAATTTTGTTCTTTAAAATAATTATAAACATATTCAAAAGTAAATTTAACAGTCATTTAATTATTAATATAATAAATATTTTTCATTTTATTACAAATAAAATGAATATTAATATAATTTGTAAAATATTACAATAATGTTTAAACAAACTCAATTACAATCAGGTGGATTTAGTAAAGAAATGCAAGAACTTTTAGAACAAAGTCTTTTAGAAAGTGGTATTACAGATGCTAAAAATATAGTAAATTCTGAATACAATATTGGATCTGACTTGAGCAATAAACAAAAAATAGCATTTGAATTATTTAAAAATGGTGATAATATACTTGTTTTAGGTGAAGCAGGTACGGGTAAATCGAAACTTATTAAAACAATGGAAAATTATATTAAAACAGAATATCCTAATAAAAATATTTATATAACTAGTACAACTGGAATTTCAGCTTTTTCAGTAGGAGGTGTTACTATTCATAGTTTTCTTGGAATTGGAACAGCTGAACAATCAGTAGAATACTTGATTAATAAAATTTTAAAAAAAAAAGAAATTAAAGAAAGAATTATAAATACTGATATTCTTATCATTGATGAAATTAGTATGTTATCAGCTAGTATTTTTGAAAAAATAAATATAATTTGTCAACATTTTCGTAAAAGTAAAAAGGTTTTTGGGGGAATTCAAGTAGTATTTACAGGCGATATGCTACAATTACTTTGTATATTTAATAATAATATAGAAATATATGGAGAACAAGATACTAGACTTATCGTAGAAAGTAATATGTTTAATTCTATTTTTAAAAAAAATCAAAATATTGTAGTTTTGGATGAAAATTTTAGACAAAAAGGTAATCCTAAATTTATTGAATTACTAGGACGTTTTCGTATTGGAGAATTTACAGATAATGATATTAAGACAATACAATCTAGAATAATTTCAAAAGAGTTAATTCCTCCAGTAGATATTATTTATCTAACAAGTACTAATAAAAAAGCACAAAGTATTAATGAAGAACATTTAAAAAATTTACCAGGTTCTACTAAAAGTTTTAAAATTAAAAATACAAGTAAATCTGGTAATAAAGAAACTTGTGAAATGTTAGAAAAAGAATTACAATTACAATTTAGTCAGCGTGGTTTAATTAATCTTAATTTAAAAAAAAATTGTAGAGTAATGTTAATTAAAAATTTAGATGTAAATGTAGGTCTTGTTAATGGAGCATTAGGCACCGTAGTAGATTTTACTATAGATGGAGTAAAGGTAAAATTTGATAATGGATCTATTCATACTATTTTACGAGCGGAATTTCAATTAGAACTTGATCATAATAGTATTAAAGCTACTCAAATACCGCTTATGATAGCAGCATGTATTACTATTTCAAAGTCACAAAGTTTATCATTAGATTCGGCTATATTAGATTTGGGAAACTGCTTTGCAGATAGTATGTGTTACGTTGCTATAAGTAGACTTAGAACTTTAGATAAAATGTATATCGAAAGATTTGATAAAAATAAAATTACTATAAATAAAACTATGAAAAATTATATGGATTCACTTAACGCGGTCTAAAATAATCATCTTTACATTTTGCCATAAATTCATCTGTAATAATATTTGCATTAATTTCATTAAATGTTCTCCCTTTCAGCCTTTGTATTAAAAAATAACATGCATAAACACCACATAAATTTGAATCTTGCTGATGAACTATATTATTAATAGTTAGAATGAAGTCGCGATTAGTATATAAATCTAAAAATTCTTGGATAAATTTATTAGGCTTACCACCAAGAGAATCAAAATATTCTACTGTTTTATCATTCATATTAATGAAACAACTTACCCAATGTGATCCAGGCTTTCCATGAGTATCTTTATTAAAAATTATCCCTATGTAATTGTATTGTCGTTCATTGTACTTTTCTAAAATCCCCATACGTGATATATCAGCTGGTACAGCTCCTAAAAATTTAAATGTGTCAATTTTTTTTTCATATTGAGTCATAATTTCATTTATATGATTTGTAGATAACCAACTTCCGCTTTTTTTAGTGGTTTCAGGTTTAAATGTAAAATATTTTAATTTTAATCTAAGATCTTTATCTGGTATTTTTTCAATAAAATCAAGTTTTGTCCAGCAATATTCAGTTTTACACAACTTTTTAAGACTATTATTAATAGCTTTATGTAATTCAAATTTATCTGTAGTCAATTCAATGATTGGCAATTTTTTTTTAGTTGTTTTGATCCATTTATTAAATGCTTTTGCTATTTCAGTTAATTCAATGTATTCAAAGCATGTAAATGCCATATCACCAGTTTCTATATTTGGCGCGCAATACAATTCGCTCACATTCATCTTACTATAACTTGAGATTTTAAATTTTATCAAAAAAAAAAATTGATAAAGTTAAACCAGTTTGATTGTTGAAGAAGTTTATATAATATAAAGCTGACATTATAATTAATATACCATAAACTTATCCAACAATATTGAGATAAAATAAATAAAATGAAAAAATTCCTTTTATTTAATTTACAAATGGCATCTGATTTAAAAGACACAGTTGAAATTGTTATAACTAAAGTAATGAAAAGTTCAATTGGATCGATTATGTATTATCATATATTGCTTCCTTTAAATGACCAGTGTTACAATGGATTAACCGAAATGTACTGTTATAAATTACAAAATACACTTGATTACATAAGTAAATTAAAAAAGAAAAAAGAAATGTTATCTAGAAGAAAATGTGATTTTATAATTACTTATAAAAGCAGTTTTGAAAAAGTATGGCCAAGAGATTATCCTCCTAAATTTATAGAATTAAAAGTGTCACAAACAAATTTAGTTGATTGGCCAGTTTAATAAATTAAATACCAACTGAAGTAAATTGATTCATCATAAAGCCACCAAGTGAAAATTGTATGCCATTTTTAACATTATTACGAAAGTCGTTACTTATATTTTGAGCTATAAAAATTAAAATACCTATTACTAAACTACTTTTTAAAACCTGTTGAAAATTAATAGGTTTATCTAATATGGCTTGTATTATAGTTATTGCTATAAAGATTTCAATTACATCAAATGGATATACTTGAAAAAAATCTTGGCTTTTTTCATTTTTATCTTGTACTTTTAATTGTAATTGACTCATTAACTTAAACTTTTAAAAAAAGTTTTATCAAAAAAAAATATTAATATTTAAAAAAAGAAAATTTGGTGGCTTATCACTGAAGATGAACTTCAGTTTGTCAAAGTGTAACCTAGTTTTGGATTGCCTTTTTTAAAAGTTATGAGTGTTATATGTACTTGTTAACATTTCTTCAAATTCTTTTACAAATCCTGGATAATCACATACATGACCATTTATAAATTTGTCTCTTACTGTTTTTTTAAGATCTTTTAGTTCATCTAAATGTGTACTATAATATCTGATTTTATTTATATATTCATCTTCAGAAAAGGCTACATATTCTGGAAGGCCACTATTAATCATTAAACTTGAAGATACGTTTTGGCTGTGGAATTGACGTTTGTTATCAAATAATGTAAGAACAGGTACTCCCATTAAAAGGGCTTCGCAACTGGTAGTTGTACCAGAATATGGGAATGAATCAAGTGATATATCCATAAGATTGTAGTCAGCTAAATGTTGATCATAAAGATCAGAGTAATCTATAATCTTTATTCTATCAAGTAAACTTTTGTTTTTCCATGTTCCTAAAAATTGCTCTTTTAATTTTTCTGTTAAAAATTCCTTTGTTTTTATAATGAATTGAACATTAGGGCATTCTTCTAACATTCTTTCCCATACACGTATAACATCATCGTTAATTTTATTGTAACGATTAAATGATCCAACAGTAAGAAACTCATTTTTAGTAGAAGGTTGAGTATCAATTAATGCGGGAATATCGTCACCTAAAGAACTAGTGTAATTTAAAAAAGAATGTTTCATAAATACAAGTTTTTCAGAATAATACTTTTGTGTACTTTGTCTGACTACTCCGCCAGGCCCTTGAGTAATTCCATCACTATCAGTAAAATGATCAACAATATGATAATCCATATTACTCAGACCAGATGTATTAGGATATCCACAATAACTAATTTGAATTGGAGCTGGTTTTAATGCAAAAGTATCTAGTCTATTATCACCAGTTTGAGAACTCATATCAAATAATATATCAATTGTATCATTTTCTATTATTTTTTTAAGTTCTTCTGGACTAGTACCCTTAACTAGAGTCCATTTACATTTAGGGAATAAATCTGTTATATTTACTACTTTCAATGAATAACAATGTACATTGAATTTGTCGTAATCTATATTTTTAAAGATACTATTTAAGAAATAACTTACCGGATGGCAAATAAAATCACCAGAAACAAATCCAATATTAAGTTTTTCAGAGTTGTCTTTTTTTTTGTAATTTGGGAGTGATACTCGATAATCATTTTCTACGTGATTATATATCTTATTAATATTTTTATGAAGATTACTAATGTACATTGGATCATCAATTAAATGTGATATGTAATTCATATCTAGTAATTTATTTTGATATGCTAGACTCAATCTTGGCTTATATTTAAGAGCCATATTGTAACATTCAATTGCTTTTGGATAATTAATTTCATAACAATATGCGAGACCCATATTCATGTGCATACTTGCTTTTAACATATCAATATCAGTACTAATATGAGCTTTTTCTGCATTTAATATACCATGATTGTAATGTTGAATAGCTTTATCTGTAATTCTTAGTTCAGTATATACAACTCCAACTTGATTATTAAGATCAGGGTCATCAGGTGATATTTCTAATCCTTTGAAAAAAAAATAATTAGCAAGATCTCTGTCTTGGATTGCAAAATAAATAGCTCCTAAACCATTTAGGCATTTTACTTTAAATTGTAATAAAGCAGTTTTTAAATCGGTACTTGAATTACCTTGTAAATGTAAATCAATAATACCTAAAGCTAATTTGTAATGACTTAGCGACTCTTCAAGATTGTTTGCGCGATGATACATAAATCCTAAATTGTATTGTAATTGATAATCAGATGGGTCAACTTTTAACACATTTCTTAACAATTCTATATTTTCTTTTGCATTTGAATTAAAAATCGTAAGATATATAAATACAACTTTATATAATTCTTTAGCACGTGTATTAAATGGATCTACATTAAGACATTTTTGTAAATGAGCAATTGCAGTGTATAAAATATTTTTTTCTTGATCTGTAAAAGCACTTCTATTCATATGCATACCTACAATTCTTATTAAAATTTCCGCCTCAATATAATATACAGTTTTTACTTGATCTTTTATTCTTTGAACTTGGAATGGATTAAGGGAATCAATAAATTTTATTATTTCAGTTGCATTTTCTAAAGTTTTTGTATATTTTAAATTAATATCCTCTGTCATTTGATTGTTTTTTAGAAAATCAGCCTGAGCAGAATCATATAAATCTTGAACAGACTGTACACGTTCTGATAAATTATCCAATGAAAGGTTATTTGATGTAACTTGATCAATTTTAAATGATTTCATTTCTTGACTTGACATTTAATTCTTATATAAAAGTTATCTTTAAATAAATTTTAAAAAGTATACGCGCACAATCATTAAAAATAGAGTTAAAAAGTACTTATTCTGATATTAAGCATAAATTAAAAGTATCAATTTCAATTACTTGTTCACTTTTCTTGTCTGTATAAGACATGAGCTCATCAATTTCATAGTATTCTTCATATTCATAATCATGTTCAATTAAACATACTGTATTATTATACATTTCGTAATAATCTTTACTATTAATTTTATGTATTGATTCACGATAATCTTGGAATTTTTTAGGATCCGATTGTAATTCTTTGATAAGATCTATAGTATTTTTAAGATATGGTTTTATAATATTAAACCATTCACGATATCTATTAATTCTAATAATAGACCATTCTTGAATTATATAATAATTAGGAATTACTTTTATATTATTTTGTTGGTATTCTAAAATTGTATTATTTTTCCAATTTAAAAAATCAGTTATCGTATCTAGATTTTCAGGTGGATATATATATTTAGTTGTACTATTATCAGATTCTTCAACTTTATTTAAAAGAATACCCTTATATTGTTTACAATTTAAACCAATAGATTGTCCTGGTATACTTGAGTTAGATGATTCATCTAATATATAATCAATATACTCTTGTTCCGTGTTTATATTTTTAACATCGCATACTAAAAAATCACATTCATCTAAATTCGCCGTTTCCATTTGTATTTGCATTTGTGTAAAATATGTCATAGATGGAATGGTATACATTTTATTAGGATTTTTTATTTCAAGCATTATGCCTGATTCTGTACATCCATCCGGACTCATCGCTAACCAAGATAATCGTGGATGTGGTAATAATCCAAATTCTAAAACAGGAGCATTATATAATTTTCTATAAAGTCTAGTTGATATTTCTTCAAATTTTTTACCATGTAATGTATAGATGTTATCTTTGAATAAATCTTCTCCATAAAATGATCTACATTTATTAATAATAAATTCTTCTTTAGTTTCATAAGTATTAAAACACTGATTGGGATTATATTTTATTTTTACATTAAATAATTTTTCATACGTACTGCATATTTCTTCTATCTTAGGTAAACAACTACTTGCACTTGATGCTGTTATACGAGAGTTTCTCATCTCATACCAAATTTTTGATTTTTGCGGAGGTGCATTTTTATTAATCTCAATTAATTTTTTAACTTGTTTTTGATACCATTTTAAATCCCTTGGTTTCTTATTCATTATAATATTTATAATAAATATTTAAAATTCATTTTAATTTATTTTATTTAAAAATGCATTTTCACCATATAATTCTAGTGCTTTTTTATTATATGCTTCTGCAGCTTCATTTTCAGTTTTAAATGAACCTAAATTGTATTGTATACCATCTTTTTTAATTGCCGATCTCCATTTATTACTATTAGCATCATTCCTATTATGAACACCCAAATATTGACTCGTGGAATTTTTAGATGCCTTTCTATTTTGTGCATTATGAGAAGCCGATATTATATGTAAATTTGATAATCTATTATCTGTTTTATTTCCATTTTTATGATCAATTGGGTTCTTTAATGTTCCAATTTTACCAAATTTATAATTATAAATAAATGCATGCATTTTTACAGAAGTGTTATTAATTGTTGTTTGAGCATATCCATCTGTACTTAAATGCCATTTCATATTATTAATAATATGCCACATATCTTCATCAACAAATGCAAGATAAAAATTACATTGTTTTTTAAACATAATAAATGGTATATTATTTATTCTTTGTATTGGTAATGACATTTTTCTTTCATCTTCTTCTTTTATTTCTTGATTTCTTATTTTTAATATTTCAATTAATGTAACATTTGCTTCTTCTAATGTATTTTTGTGTATAGAAATTTTTTTATTTTTTAATTGTACACATACCTGAAATTTATTTTTATATTTATAAATGTGTTTTGGTAATTCTCTTTCTTTTGGTGTTAATTTTATATAATCTTCTTTTATAAATTTTTCAATTTCATCTTTAGAAAGCAAATTATTATTATTAGCATTTCTTTTATGAATTTGTAAACTTGCTATATCATATAATTTTGCAGCTTCTAATTCATTATCAAATTTTCCTAAAATATCTTTTGATCCATTTGCGCGTATTGAAGATATCCATATTTTTTGTGTCTTTGAAAAATGAATACCTATATATTTACTACTTGTGTTAGCTTTCTTTTTACGATTATGTGAATTTACAGTTTTAGTAGTAATTCTTAAATTATCTCTTGTATTATTTAAACCATTATTATCTATATGATCAACTACTAAATTATCATCTGTATTTTTCATTAAAAAATTATGTAATGATATACTTTTATTACCTACAAAAATTCTAACATAAGTAGTATTATCTCTTATTAAAGCATATAAAGAATATTTTGATATTAATTCTTCATCTTCTTTTGATATAATTGCATTGGCTATAAATTCTTTATTTTTATTATACAACGGTATTTCAATATTCATTATTAAGATGTCTTAATAAATTAAAAATTAGATTAAAACGTTATTTTTCAGTTTTATTTTTTGATAAGTTATATTTAATACGTTGTTTTTCAAGTATTTCTTCTTTATGTCTTTCATAATAATTTTTATTTTTACTAGGACGATTAGTATATTTTTTTAATTGTTCTTTTAAATTTTGTATTTCTTGTTTTAGTAATATAATTTCTTGTTCCATATTTATTAAATAACTATTATATTTAAATATAAAATAAAGATTTTTTGATAAACTTTTTTTACCTTAATTTTAAATTTAGAAAATTTAAAATATTAAGTTATACTAATATGTATTATATAAATCCACTTACTGATCGTGTTATAAAATCAACTGGTAAAACATATCAAAAATTAAAACAACGTAGATTTAAATTACACCCGGATCACTGTTTATATAATAATACAACTGCTCGTAGATGCATGTTAAGTTTACTTAGAAAATACCCAAATATTTATCTAAGTTCAAGTTACACAAATATACCTGCTACATACTCTTTTTTCAAAAAAAGTGACATAAAAACCGAACATAAACAAAGAGATGTTAGAGCATTTATTGAAAAGGAACCAGGTATTGCTTCTGGATACATTACAAAAGATGGTACATTATTTAAATTAAATAAAGATATACAATTAAAACCAAATGATATCGTAATAAAAACAGCATCAAATACAGATTCAAATCTTTTACTAACCAATTTGGATGATAGTCAAGTAATTTCACCTGATACTCAAGACATAATTGAACAACATATTAAAGACAACGAACCAATATCAGATTCTGTTAATATAGTTTATAATCCTCTAAAAAACGATTTTATACCAGTTAATGGAGAAATTGATAATATATCAGATATCATATATGAATATAATAATTCTGAACCTGAAATGACCAAGGCTACATCTAAAGTGACTGAACCTGAAATGACTGAAGCTACATCTGAAGTGACTGAACCTGAAATGACTGAAGTTACTGAACCTGAAATGATTGAAATGACTGAAGTGACTGAACCTGAAATGACTGAAGCTACATCTGAAGCTACATCTGAAGATACATCTGAAGTTACTGAACCTGAAATGACTGAAGTTACTGAACCTGAAATGACTGAAGTTACTGAACCTGAAATGTCTGAAGTTACATCTGAAGTTACTGAACCTGAAATGACTGAAGTTACTGAACCTGAAATGTCTGAAGTTACATCTGAAGTTACTGAACCTGAAATGACTGAAGTTACATCTGAAGTTACTGAACCTGAAATGACTGAAGCTACATCTGAAGTTATTGAACCTGAAATGTCTGAAGTTACATCTGAAGTTACTGAAACTCCATATCGTGGGTTAAAAATAATAACTGACAAAGATGATAATGTAATTGGATTTATTTAGCCTTTTTGAAAAGGTGTGTTAAATTTAAAAATTTAAAATAAAAAGTATAATTTATAGTAAATGAGTTATCTTGTTAGTAGTATTATTGGTCAAGAGTTTGTGAATTATAGAAAAACGGTTGACTTTCAAAAAAGATTTATTGCTGAAAAAAATAAACTTCCAATTGTAGTAGATTCAGTTGATACAAAATTAAGCATAGCATTAGGTTCATGTTCAGAATCAAATGATAATGAGAATCATCGTAAAGGGGGATCTCCCAAGTATGGTAAAGAATTCTCAGTTAATCCAGATGCAACTGTGTCAGATTTATTAGCAAAAATTAATAAATTGTTTTATATTACATCAGTTACAAATGGAAAAACACCAAATACTCATATCAAATTAATTCTAGGATTAGAAAATGGTACTTTACTAAAAAGTTCAGACATATTCAAAGATATTTATGCAAAAAATTACAATAAAAAAGATCGTATACTTTATTTACTATTAACAAAAGAAACATCCATGTATTCTTATATACTTTCTATATTAAGATATCTAGGTATTCTAAGTCCTTTAAAAGATACAGACGACCTTATAAATGTGTATTAGTGTTTTTAACTACATTAATTAATTAATTTAATTAAATTTAAAATATTAGTTTATATTATTATGAATGTTCAAAAAACTGTAGAGTTTATTCAACCTGTACAAGCAGATAAGGTAGATAAAATATGGATCCAAGACCCATCAATATTAATAAGAAAAGATCGTGTTACAGATTTTTTCCCATCAAAAAATCAAAAAAATGAAGAGCGCCTTAATTCAATTGTAAGATTATCTCTGTATGCAAGTATTGCTCTTTGTTTGTATTATTCTGATATAAATTATCTTGCAATATTTTTATTTGTTTTAGGTATAACATACGCAGTATATAATAATCATCCTGTAAATTCAGTTGTCAGTGAGGTCCCAAATAATGAAAATTTCGAAGGGGTATCTGAGTCAGCTCCAGCCTTTAAAAATGAATACAAAACAAACGTAAATTGGAATACTGAAATAAATGGTAACTGGGGGTACACATCAGATACAATTGATAGTAATTCTAGAAATTTAAAGACTTCAATTGAAGATAGTTGTATAAGACCAACTCTAGACAATCCATTTATGAATGCTACAATGAAAGATTACCTTAATACAGATGTTAATAATAAAATTGTAGATAGAGAAGCTGCATGTGGTATTAATGATCCTAAAATCAAAAGGGAAATTGATGAAGATTTTAATAATAATTTATATAAAGATGTAACTGATATTTTTGGTAAATTAAATTCTCAACGAAATTTTTATACAATGCCCTGGACTACAATTCCCAATGACCCAAAACATGATTTTGCAAAATGGCTATATTTATCACCTAAAACATGCCATGAAGATCAAGAATCGTGTGCTAAGAATTTATATGAAGATGTACGTTCTAATAGTCCTAATTTTTATAATAGAAATTCAAACCCGGTAAGTACAAAAAAATAAATTAATTATATACTTGAATTTTTAAATGACGTTATGTTAAATTCTACATAATTATTTAAATATTTGTAAAATGATTCTTTAAATATATCAAAATTACCATCGATTGTGTAAAATGATGACTGTGATTGTAATTTACCTTTATAATATTCTAAACATTTTGTATTTATAATATACTTTAATGTTTCTAGTTCAATATATTCTATAAATAAACTACGATACTCATCTGGACTTTTTTGAAGACTTGATCTTAAATTCCATACGCCAATTAAACTAGTAATTTCATTTAATATACATGTACTTTCAAAATCTAGACTAATATTAGGTGTAAATGCAAGTAGACTGTCCAAATTAAATAATTTATGAATATTATCATTTATAAACTGTAATCTTATTCTTTCCATAATAATAAATTATTATTTTTAAATAAACTTTAAAAAAAAGTAATCAATTTAAATTAAACAACAGTAGATGAATTAAAAGTATTTTTACTTTAATTTTTTTAAAATAAAAGAAGTTATATAAGAAGTTATAAATAATGGTTTTTTTACTACAATTTTATCACCCCATTTTTTTATTGGATGAATTACTTGTTTTTTTTTATACGAATACGAGTTGTTAAAATTATTTAAAAATATATTTTTTTTATACATTATTCTTATATATATATTATTTATTTTATTTCATTTTTAAATTATATGATAATTTGTTGATACTTTATACTCTTTTAAATTGAATGTTTTAATTGTGTATTTTTTTTTTTATAATTAATAGACATTTTTTAGAATTTTACATCAAATGGAATTTTCTTTTTTTAGTACATAGTGATAAGCGAGTATGCTCTTCACCTTGTTTTTTAGATTCCCGCATACATTTTAATAATTCAATAGTCATTTTTATATCAGCTTCGCAATTATGTGCGTTTTCATTATTTATATTATAATATTTACATAATGAGGTTAAATTTAATGCTTTATTACTTGGTATATCACCAGTTAATTTTAAGAAATTTGCAACAATCATAGTATCAATTGTACATACAGATATATATTCAGAATATTCTTGTTCAGTAAGAATTCCACTTGCTAGTAAAAAATTTTTATCAAATGATCCATTATGAGCAATTGATGTATATCTATAAGGTCCTTTATTTTTTAAAAGGAATTTTTTAAATTTAATTTTAGCATCTACAACTGGTATAGATTCAGTATCATGTTTTATAATATCTATTTTATTAATTTCTAATGCTTTTACTGTAATATTATACACATTATGCTTTAATTTTAAATCAAATGTATCAATTACATTTAAATCAGAGTCTAGTATCATAAAATAAGCAGTTAATAAATTGTTAACTTTATGGTCTAAGCCGGTTGTCTCACAGTCTAGTGCAAGATACATACTTTTTTATTTAAATTAATTTAAAATAATTTTCAATTTTAATTATTGAATGAATTAATAAAAATTAAAATATTTTCATATAATATAAATGGATAGAAATATGATGATGTTAGGTGTGGGTGTAGCTATAGTAGTAATTGGTTTGTATGTATATTTTATGAATACTGAAAAATTTACAAAATTAGTAAATATGGATATTGGTGGTAATGATATTAAATGTTTTACAGACGGATCTTCTGCAAGTAAATGCCAAGACTTGTGTTTAAAAGACTCTAACTGTAAGGGATCGAACTATGTTCATCCAAATACAGTATGGGGTAAAGATAGTGGGTGTTGTTATAAAAATAAAGCCAGCCCATTAACTCCAATTAAAGGTATTGATTTTTATACCAGAAAGTAAAGGTACGAAAAAAAGAATAAATTATTTAAATTAAAACATTAATTTTATACACAATTTTATTTAATTGTTTATTTAATTCATCAACCTTCTGTGTATTTTGCTTTATTTTCTGTATAGACGTCCCTTGGAGTTGTAATAAACCCTGGTATTTCATTTAATATATATTTTGTACCAGTTGTTTGATTATAATGCATAGCTTGTTGATTATACATCTTTGCGCATTCTATTTCGTCTGGGTGTTCTCCAAGTGCATAACTTTTTTTTTTATATTTAATACCGGCGGTGTAATGTTGTCTTGATTTAATGTAATACAAAACAAATTCCACATGGAATTATAAAGGATTATATGAATTATACATGAAACAATTTTATCAAAAAATAATTAATTCTAATCATCTAGAAGTCACATCATTCCCTATTCAACCTAACATGACAGATTTTAACGGCTTCAACTTGCTATTGAACCAAATATGATAAATTGTTAAACAAGTACAAAATTTTAATTATAAAAAAATGATTAATATTTTGTCTATTTACTTTTTAATAATGTATCAGGTAATTAATTTTGACATTTATCTTAATATATTAAAGCATTCAGAACCTTGTGATTTACAAAAACTTTGCTCTAAAAATAAAGAATTTTATAATAATTGTAAACAATATAAATCAACCATCTCTAAACTTTTCTTAGATAAATACCAAGTTGATTACACTGATCCAACTAATTTTATTTATGTTTATAATAATAAAAATATTAATGATTACAAAACATCAAATGATAAATGGGATTTCCAAGCTTTATTTAAATTATATATGAAACAATTTTATCAAAAAATTGTAA